GCAAAGATTTATTGATGCGTGAATCTGGATCATTTGCTGTTTTAGCAGATGTTAGTCTTTTCTTCATACCAGACATACGAGCACAGAATGATTTGCGGCGATTTGCAGACTTCGATCCAGGTTTTAATTTTGATGGTTTTGTTGTGACTGCTGTTTGCAATTTTGAACCAGGGTTTTCTCTGCGATATGAATCGACACCCTTTTGGTTTAAACCACCTTCCGGATTCTTACCTTCTTTGCGTTGCCATGCAGCAACTTCATCCAATTTCTTCTTGTTTAAGTTTTTGTTTAGAATCTTTAGAGCATCCTTGGCCACTTTTCCGGAAGTAGTTGCTTTAGCAGTGTATTCTTTTTTGCCGGCATCCGAATCGTTACTACCATCACGCCCTGGAGGTGTTTGTGATTTGTCCATTTCGGTGATATATTCGTTAAAAGATTTCATATGTGCCTTAATATCTCTGCGACATTTTTGTCTAATGGTATTTCTGATGATACTATAGTTTTTCCATTTATTCCATAAACAAAATCAGGCATGATATCAAGATAATCTAAAAATGTTTTTAGAATATCATAGTCACGAACATCAGTCTTATAGAACAATATTCTTGCGGTTGCTTCTGGACCAAAAACATTGTTCAATAAAATGATATGATTCATAATCAATCGTTCTTTGAGGGATTTGGTTATCTTGTATCTACGAAACAACCTTTTCAGATATTTTGTTCTTTTAATATCTCCCTCAAATTCCGACATAATGCAATGTGGTGATGTATAACATTTCATAGCATACATCATAAAATTATCTTCATTCAATTCATCAAACATATTATAGAGGGGCCGAAGCCCCTTTTTTTAATTATCAGGTAATACGAGATCGTCTGAACCGTCACCAATTGGATTTGCTAGAGCAACCAATGTTTCATACTGAACACGGCCAGCACGACCACCAGTACCAACACTGCGAAGCACCCAACCACTGTGAGTAACTTGTGTGCCACCAGAACCAGAACCAAGATCGGCAATTGCAGTTGCTGCATCAGTTGCTTGGATTTCAAAGTACTGAGCATTGTTACCAGTGCCAGAAATCATAACGATTGTATATGGTGTATATGTTAGACCAGTTCCGTTACCAACAGTAGAAACAACAGCAGTACCATCTTCTTGAGTAACAGTAAAACCAGTTACATTTGGTGAAGTACCAGTAACAGCGGAAACTTCATAAATCTTACCAGCAGTATGGTCAGTGATAGAACCAGTACCTGTGATAGTTCCACCAAATACAATATGGTCACCAGTTGCTAGAGTAGTGGCATCACAAGTAAACTGACCGCCAGTACCAGAGATAGCAACACCAGCAAGAGCAGTACGACCAGCTGCAGCATCAGCAGAAGCTGCAAGACGGAAAGTACCTGCGGCTAAACCGATAGCTGAAACATAGTAACTAGTACCATCAACTAAACCAGTGATAGAAGTTCCGCCACCATTGTAATACTTAACTTCTTCAGCAGCAACTAAGCCGTGAGTAGTGTAAGCAATTTGCTCAGTGGTAATAGTAACACCAGAAGTAGGAATAGTGCGTTTTGGTTTAGCAATAGCAACAGTTGGTGCTGAAGTATAACCCAAACCTGTGTCGGTGACAGCAATTGTTGTAACCGCTCCGCCAGCGATAGATGCGGTAGCTGCAGCACCTGAACCTGCACCACCAGAGAAGGTAACTGCTGGTGCTTCCAAATATCGAGATCCACCGGTTGAGACAGACACTGCGGTTACATTGTCGCTACCAGCACCACTTTCTGCGGCGTCCACCAAAAACAAACCAATTGTTGCGTTTGTTGTATAAACACCAGAAGTTGTATTACCATAGAGTAATGCAACATTTGCTGCTGTAGGTGCGGCTGCAACAGATTTTACATCAGCTACATTGACTATTGTTGAGTTAACGGCCCAGTATGGTGCGTTAGCTGCGTTATCGTTATTTCCCCAAGATGACATTTTATTCTCCTTTTAACCGAGGGTTATGTTTATATTTATCTTTTTCCAGAATCAGGTTTACGCATCTTCATCATAGGGTCGATTTCGATGGTATCTCTTTTTTCACCAGTCAAGGTGGTGCCACCCGTCATAATTGCAGCGGCCTGTGGTTTTTCCATATTGGAATTGTCTGTTGCTCTTTGAATCTTTGGTTTCTTACCATAACTTGCAGCAGGTTTATCTTCCTTTTCATGGTCATAAATCTCCTCTTTCATGCCCTTTCTTTTATAGATGGACTTGATAATTCGAGCAGACTTAGACATTTGAATCAGTTTCTTATTTTTATCCTTTGGTGCAACATCATCTGGACTGTTTGCACCGTCATTAGGCATAGATGTTGCGGCCATTGGGTCTTGATAGTTTTCATTCTTTGGTGTACCATCAGCCTTCTTGTGTGACTTGTAACCTTTGTTCTTCATAGACCATGCTAGAGCCCAAGGATTATCAATGTCTTTGTGTTTCTTCATTGCTTTGACAGTACCTTCAAAACCAGGAGGTGCAACTTCAGACACAACTTCTTCTTTTTGCACAGGCTTTTGTTCCGGTGCATACTTCTTTTTTAAATATTTGTCAACCTTACGAGCATACTCATCTTTTACTTCTTCTTTTTGCACAGGCTTTTGTTCTGGTGGTTTCTTGTTCAACAGTTCGTTACCTAGGCGTTCTTCACGCTCACGTTTCTCTTTGGCTTGTTGTAAAGCCTTGTACATACGAATAGAAGCAGATGCAGCCTCATTAACATCTTCATTTTTACTGTTTAGATAGTTACCAACAGTATCAATGTAGTCTGATGCCAATGTCAATTTAGACTGAACCCATGCAGGTAGTTGTTTCTCATAATCGGTACCAATGAAATCACGAACCATCTTCACGGCACGTTCCATCTGATCCAACTGATTTAGAACCATACTACCTTCATCATCCATCATTTGACCCATTGCAATCGCAACATGATTTTCATCAAGTTCAAGGCTTTCTCTTAGCCTTGTCACAAAGGTATAGTCTTTCATAGTCAACACACCTTTTTTACGAATGTGTATTAACTTCTCAACAACCTTGTGCAAATCCATATCAGTCTTTGCATCTTCACGAGCATACTCCAACATACGAATCAACAATGGAATATCAAACATAACAACATCCATCTTGTCGATTGCTTCAGTTATAGATTCCAACATGTGGTCTCTTTTCCACTTGATGAATTGTCCTGTCTTAGAGTGTGCAACCTTCTGATCTTTTGTTGCAAATTCTGGATTGATACCCCTAGATTTTAGGTATGTGTTTAAAGCAGCATCTTCCGCAATGTTTGCTTTTGCGGACCACGGATCTCTAGGATTGGTACCGAAAGTTGGCTTATCTGCGGTGCCCTTGACTATTGATTTTATTGTTTGCGCTTTGCTCATTTTTTACCTTATTCTGATGTACCTGTTTTACCCATCATTTCGTTCTTAACTCTTTTCAAAGATTTTTTGGCCAAGTATCTTGCGTGATTTAATGGCTTCAAATCTTCTGCATCATTGATGTTAGAGACAAAAGGTCCGTCTTCCTGACTGGTTGGTCCTTTTGCCTCATTTACTTTTTTTCTGTGTCCTGTTCTGGTGTGTCTTTTTGTTTAGAACCACCGTAACGAGAACCTTGTTTAACACCTGAACCACCATTTGGTTTTGGTTCTGCACGCTTCTTAACATCGGCCATCATTTCTTCCCAGCCTTCTTTGAATTGGCGCAGAGTTTTTGGTGTTCTAATATCAACCTCTTCTTTGGCCAAACGATCAACTGCCTTGTCAATATTAACTTTGCGTTTGCGTGAATCGGATTTAAACTTATCAGCAAGTGAAGTATTTGCATCTTTCATACTAGGGCTTCTTGCCTTGGATGCACGATTTTCAAAATCAGCTCCAATTTTACGAGAAATTGTGGAGTCAGCAGCTGCTTTTTTAACATAAGAACCTAGAGTGCTTTTGGACAACTCATCAATTTGTTCAGATTCCTCTTGGACTTTGTTTTGCATCTTAGCTCTAATACCACTAATTGTGCTATTTGGTTTTAATGCGGCACCAGTATTTGTATCAAAATTCTTACGGTCTTGTTGTTTTTGACCTGTTGCAACATTACCACGATCTCTTAATTGACCTAGTAGACTTTCATCAACAACTTCTTCTTTTTGTGGTTCTGGTTTCTTACCAGTTTGTGGTAGACCCATCTTGCGTTGTAGGTCTTTGCGTTGATCTTCATCTGAACCACCAGTCAAAGCTTTAAATGCTTTCTTGGCAACATCTTTGATGCCCTCATCAACAGTTTCTTCTTCTTTGACAGCTTTCTTTTCACCACGAAGAATCTTGAAATCTTCTGGATCAACTTTGTTGTTTTTATTTTTATCAATTAAATGTTGATTGCCCTTGAGTGCTTCTTGTTGAAGAATTTCCTCAATTGCTGAAATCATGCTATCTTTTTTTCTTAGGTCGATCATCTTATGCTCCTTTAATGTTTTTTGCGGCTGCTGCCATGGTTTCACCTTTGGCTTGAGCTGCGCCGCCGTGGCCAAAATGTTTTTCTCTGTCTGCTTGGTCATCGTATTCTTTAGCTTTGTCCATCAAGTGTTTCTTTTGACGAGCAATTTCTTTAGAATCATTTTGTGCAGTTTCTGGTGTGGATTCTTTGACGAACTCTGTGAATTTTTTCATTTCTTTTTCTTCTTGTTAAAGTAACCCATTTTATCCTTTGGATTTTCCATTGGCTCTTTGTTTGTCGAACCACCTAAAACACCAGCAACTCCCATTTCGGAATCTGATGGATCATTATATGATTCCCTGAATCTTTTAAAATTAACTTCTTCTCTATATGTCACATCGCCAAGACCAGACATAGGGTATACTGTTCCCTGTTGGCGAGTATCAAATTCTTGGCCGATTCCAGAAATATTTCTTACCCTCTGACTAACAGTAGGAGAATCGACCAAACCTTTTTTCTTTATTTTTTCTTTGTCTTTGCTGAAGTTGCTTTCTTTCGGGGCTGGGAAGACTTTGACTGTGGGGCCGGAGTCTTCGGTGTAGGTTCTGAAGGTGTAACCTCCACGCTTGGAGTTTCTGTCCCACTTGATACTGTCGGCGTTGGAGTCTCCTGCACGATTGTCTGGGGTAATGTCACCTGGACCGTCTGCACTGGGGCCGGTTCCGGCTGATACTTTTGGATGTCCAGTGGATGATTGTCCTGTACCGGTGCGCTTGGTTTTGTAATTTTCAACAAATCTAAAATTCTTTTTAACATTTTCATTTTCCTTAAAAACAGAGTCAGTTATACTATATTTACCATGACTTTCCAACCAAGAGAACGCAATTTCATTAAATTTTCTGTTCTCAATAAATGTATTTATTTTTTCGTAAGTATCAGAAATATCTTCTTCAAGTTCTTCTATTGAGGAACTATTGTTGAATTCCATGAAATTCTGAAAGTTTTGAATGTATGCTTCTTTGCAGGCTTGGCCAAGTTTCCATTTGTCGTATCTGATTGATTCGGCAAGTGTTTTTGTCAATCGTTCGTTTCTTGCTTTGCTTGCTTCATTCGTGGTATCAACGAATACCATAGTGGTACTGTAACCTAATTCTTCTAGTTCTTCCTTGATGGTAAGTATTCTGGTGTGGTCATCTGCTGGTCCATTGATGATTAGAGGACCACGATTGCGGATTGCTTCTCTGCGGTGGTCGTTCGTCTTTTCAGATAACTTTTGTTTGTCCATTAGATATTCAAAAGCTTGCACCGAATTCAACTCTACAGCCTTTGCTTCTGCAATGGCTTCACGGATGATAATGTCTTTACCAGAACCAGGACCACCTGTTACAAATATGGCTCTGAAAAGTCCACGATTGTAATTCTCATTTATACCCATGCCCTTACGAACATCACGGAACAATTCTTTTGCATGTTTCTCTGGTACATGTGATGGAACACCTTGTTTAAAGGAATTAAAATCACCATTCTTCGCATGTTCACGCATCTTGGATGCTGACATACCTTCTGCACCTTCGGCATCAGGATCACGCTGGCCAGCAGACTTAACTTCAATCTTTTTAAAATTGAATAACTTTCCTGGACCTTCACCGTTGTACTGATGTAGTTTTTGTTCATATTCAGAGGTTCTATCTGAACCTGCAACCATTACCAAGTGGTCATGGCCAGCTGCATGTAATGCTGCAGCGTGTTGTAAGAATGTTGGTTTCTCTTTACTGGATGCTGTTATATTTGCACCAGGAAAGAATCTTTTAGCATGTTTGATTTTGCTTGCTGTTTCTAGTGGATTCTTCTTCGCATCCATAGAATGTGAAACAATGATATGATGTGGTGCTTTATAGTCTTTTGCTATCTGTTGTACTTTATCAACCAACTTCTCATGGCCAATAGTTGGTGGATTCATACGACCAAATGCCATCACCACAGGTGTATGTGTCTGTGCATCTTCTTGTAACTTTTCTAAAAACTTTTTCATATGTTTCTAATCCCAGCAAAATTTCTCTTAGAGAATTCCGCACGATTGACAAATTTATCCGATTCTTTGTCGTGATGGAAAACATATCCTTCAGGATTCGCAGATTCGCCGCCGTGTGTATGTTGAAATTCTTGGTGTTGATTCATAACACCAATGAGTGTATCTTTGGCCTTCTGTATGTGACCGTGCATCTTAAATACATTGTTATAGTGTTTTTTATTTTTTTCAATTTTACCAAGTTCAGCTTTAAGATCAGCTTGTTTGGCTGTACGATTCTTTTCAACTTTAAGTTTATCAATTTTTTTATTCGTATCGGTTTCTAACCAATTCTTAAAGTTTTGATGGTTAGGTTCTTCACCTGTTCTAACTGTATGATTCATATAGGTTTCCAATGGACCACCAACTCCATGATGTGCTTTTGTACCATCATACATGTCATCACCATGAGTGTCATGTACTGATTGAGCCATTGCAATGTGTTTGTTGAATTTCTTCTGTTCTTCTGGACTGAAATGAACTTTTGCTGTGTCCATTCTTGGATCGACTGAGAACACATCTGGATGTTTCTTAAAGTTTTCGTGGTCAACTTCATGTGATGCATTTAGATTGCCTGCATCTTTACCTTGATATGACAGGTGTGTCACAACACCAATTTTTGCTTTCTTAACATCGGCCGCATGTTGTCCGTGGGCAGTATAAGTTAGACCAGATGGATTTGGATGGAAAGAATGCCCACCACCTTTCTCTGGTTGTTTGTCACTTTTGTCGGTACCAAACATCATATCACCTTGATAAACACCTTGTTTAGGTGTAGTCTTGGACAAATGTGTCAGTGCATCCTTCAACTTGGCAGCAAGGCCAGGTGCGTGTCCGTGGTTCTTATCAATGTCTTTTGGTGTGTAGTTAATCTTTGGTGTCTTGTTGAAAGCAGACTTGGATGCAACGAAAAACTTACCAGTGGTCGGATGATGGCCATAAACAAGTGCTGGGGAACCATCATATTTTGTGGTAAGTTCGGAAGACTTCTTACCTGCCTTGATGTGTTCAGCTGCAGCAGTCAATGACTTAATTGCGTGGGCTGTGCCCTTTTCACCGGTTTGTAGGGGTCGGTCTTCCACATGTGTCAGGTGTTTAATCTGGCGACTGGCACCCTCCTCGGGATCCTCTTGTTCGGTTAAAAAGCTCTTGAAAGATAACATTGTTTACCTATAGAAATGCAACACACTTTGGTTGCCCGTGAGGTTATTTATATAACTTTTTAAGTTATATTAAAGTTTTTTGAAATGTTCGATTAGATACATATTGACAAAAATCAGTCTAACATGTAGTCACCGTTTCTTGCAACTACCATTCCAACATTCATCATATCAAATTCAATCAATTTATCTTTAGGTATGTTCAAAAAATGACAGTGTTCCGTGTCTAAGCCAATGTTTAATAACTGGAAATTGTTTTGCAGTATCTGTTCATATTCATCAACCAAAGATGTGCACCAAGAATATAATCTTGTTTCCAATATGTGTGTTGACCCCAACCGACTTTGTACGTCTGGAGGCATCCAACTGGCCAATCGTTTCTTGAATATGAATTTACCATGGGTGTTGTCATAATCTCTGATATTAAAATTGTCCTGTAACTTAGCACGACCACCCAATTTAAACATTCTACCTTCTATTGTCTTAAAGTCATATTTACTTTTTAAAAAACCAATACTTCTCAATATTAGATTACTTTCACCCAGACTTTTTAATTGTTCGTGTTCATTGAATTGTTGTACCTGTGGATAATCACTCAAGTTCAAAACCAGGTCAACTTTGGACTTTATAACATCCCACTTATATTGTTCAATCGGGATTGGTGAGCTGTCTGTAAATAGAATAAAGGAATCTTCCGTCTTATTACGAATACTCTCAAATGTTTCTAATGTTTGTTTGTACCTGTCTTCCATGCTGATGACACCAAATTTTGGTTGCATACATGATGTGACTAAGAATATATTTTTCATTTTTGTACTACTCCCTCATAACAATATCTTGGCCATGTGTTTTGAACCAGTGTTCCGTGTGGTGGCATAATAGGATGACTTATGATATTGAAAAAATCATCATTATGTTTTGTTCCGATCCACATTTCTGGTTTGTTTCTATTTGAATCGAAAGTGTTCAATGGTGTTTCAGACCTAAACAAATCCCACCAATCATTCTCTTTAATGTCGGGAAGTTTATTGATGTACTCAGACTTCGACCACCAGAAACCACCAGAATAGTGTGGTACGGGCCAGGTTCCAAAGTTGACACCAGATGCAGAGTGATCCGACAACTTATCTGTGCAGAGTTTCCAATTCTCAATACAACCCCATTGTAGAAACTTTCTCCAGAAATAGTAGTTTACATATGGCAGATATATTTTTTGTTCTCTCATTCTCCAAGGAACAGTGATGCCTTTAGCATGGAAATATAGGAAGTGTGCATCTTCTCTTTTGGCATGGTCTTGCAGATGTTTTAATGTCCAAGTTTCATCATACAAGTTTTTATCCTTATAATCAATTGTTGAAACATGTTCAAGTGAAAGGTTTTCTTCATTGTCATCATCCAAGAACAGTGTTTCTAGAATTTGAATCTTAGGAAAAGTGTTGCATATTCCCGTAAACAATTCCAATTCACTCTTTTTGCCAATGCAAATGACAAACATCTTTTCCATTTCAGTGTACAGGCCAGAATCAATAATTGAAACAACCTGTTCCAGAAAATGATTATACCAACATCCAGTTTCTTCTGTCAAATAGATGTGATAATATAAGTATTTTTTCATGCCAATTTAAACTTTTTCAATATGTCTTGTCTATCCATGAAATTGGATTGGCGACCATAATGTTGTTTAAGTATTGAAGGATACTTATTGTACAGGTAGTCATTCATTTCATCCATGGCTCTTTGCTTATCGTAGTAACTGTCTCTGAATGGTTGATGAATCATACCAGAATGTACGACATGAGCTGGGCATTGGAACAAATCATAGAATGTCTTATCAATACCCCATGCAATCTCCAAGTCCCAATGACCAATAAACTCCATCAAGAATCTAAACTTTTCTTCGGTGAAGAAACATGAACCCATTTCAATGAAGTTTGTTTCCGAGAAATCACAAGACGGATCGTTGAATAGTGGTCGATAAATCAAACTAGAATCATGTGGCATAGAAAGTTGCCAATATTGGAAGTTAAACTTCTCAGCCAACTCCAATCCTTTATTAAAGTCTTGGTAACCAGTAATCAAGTCATCATCAACACAACCAATATAGTTGTATTTGCCAAGAGGAATATCTTTTGCAACTGCTTGCATGATTTGCCATTTATGGCCTTTGTGTCGTATCAGATGGTCATAAGAACCTGGTTCAGGATTGAAGTCATTGTAGACAACAAGGAGAGTTTCATATTTTCTATCGTTGTTTGTCCAACGCCAGTGGTCTTCTTCTTTCCAACGAGGATCGTGTGTCATTTCCATGCCAACAGGACATATAATCAAATTACTCATTCTTCCACCTTAAATTCTGGAAAGTAACGAACAAAAATATCATTTTTGCCGGGTCTTACATTTTTGGTTCTAGTCTTAATTTCTTTGAAGAAATTCCATGCAAGAGGAATGATACACAATTTATCCACATTTTCAAAATTGGCTTTTAGATAATCTGTTCCATAGATTGGTACACAATTACCTGGTGTAAACATTCCCTGTTTCAAAGGATTGTCATCAATAATAAAATCTGGACCTTCTTGTGCAAAATTCATTAGTGTATTGCCCTTGGCCGGTGCACCATAACCAACAACAGGAACACCTGTACTTCTCATTTCTCTAATGATTTCTGCAAATTGTTTTACATTATTCAAGCAATCAGCCGCATAGTCATCATAAGTTTTTTCAGTGTAAAGTCCTTTTTGTGTTTCAATATCAATCAAATTTTGTATTGTGCGTGGTGCTTTTGCAAATTTTGAAATGACAAAGATGTAACTCATGCCGTGGACAGGAGATTTAACTACATCAATCAAATTCAAACCAGCCCGTTTACAAAGCGCATCAATAGATTTAACATTGTAGAAAGAAAGATGTTCGTGGTAAATAGTATCAAACTCACCGTTCAATATCATATCACATTGAGAGGTTGTAGCAAACAATAGACTGTCTTTGTGCATGACATTTCTAATGTTTTGTAGTAACTCAAGCTGATTGAAGTTGTGTGCAAATGCGTTTTGGCAGGTAATAACATCAAACTTTTCGTGGCCGAATTCTTTTCCAGTAAAGTAACCACAAACAACTTTGTGTCTCTGTGAGGATGTGGCAAACAAGTTTTCTGCTGGGTCAACACCATAAGTTGTGGCACCTTTGTCTTGGAAGGAGTTTAATTGACTACCATCATTACAACCAATATCCAATATTGTAGTTGGTTTTGTACCATACTTCTCAGCAGCAAAATCTGCAAACCAATCAAAGTAATCTAATTGTGTTTTTGTTGTACCAGAAACATATAAGTAATCTTTAAACATCAAGTCAGGATTAACTCTGTGCGTTAACTGCACATGAAAACAATGTTTGCAACGATTGATTGCAAGTGGAAAATATTGTTCAACATCATCAGCATTTTTCTTATAAGAATTGGCCAATGGTTGTATACCCAAATCTAATACGGGCACCAACTCAGTACTGCCACAGGCAATACACTCATCAATTATTTCACATTCTTTAATCATAGTTCTAACCACCTTGTGTTTTGCAAATACCAATCACTTACTTGTTTAATTCGTTCACTAAATGCAATCGTTGGTTCCCAACCAAGACTACGCATCAAACTACCATCTAATGCATAACGCAAGTCATGTCCTGGCCTTGAATTGTGAAAGTCCAACATTTCATAGTTCAATTCTTTACCTTGAGCTTGTGCTACAAGTTTAGCGAGGGTCAGATTGTCGGTTTCTTCTTTGCCAACAATATTAAACTTGGCACATTTGGCGTGACCATAGTCTGTTGGGCAAGCCGGTTTCTTTGTAATCAAGAACAACAATGCATCTGCAACATCAGATGCGTGGATGTAGAAACGACTTCCAGCTTCTGTACGAGCCGCATTTGAGTGAATGTAAATCTTTTCACCTTTGCGAACACGATCAATACACAATGGAATAAACTTCTCA